AGGATTTGATGAGATTACACATTTACCTACAGAGTTTAGCTGGAATTACTTAGCTTCACGACTTAGAACAACAGATTCAGAAATAACTCCTTATATGAGATGTACTGCTAACCCTGGCGGTGTAGGCGCACATTGGGTAAAGAAACGCTATATTGATCCTTGTGTACCTGATACTAGCTTTGAGGGGGCTGATGGTCTAACAAGAAAGTTTATACCTGCTAGATTAGAGGATAATCCTTATTTAGCAGAAGATGGTCGTTATGAACAAATGCTTAAAGCATTACCACCTACACAACGTAAACAATTATTAGAAGGTAATTGGGATGTTAATGAAGGCGCAGCCTTTACAGAGTTTACACTAGAAGAACACGTTATCCCTCCTTTTGAGATACCTGTTCATTGGGAAAGACTAAAAGGCATTGACTATGGCTATGCAAGTGAATCTGCTTGTATATGGGCTGCAATAGATCCTAGTGACTCAACATTAATTATATATAGAGAATTATATCGAAAAGGACTAACAGGACAGGACTTAGGATATATGATTACAGAAATGGAAATACAAGATCCGTTTTCTGTAGCAGGTGTACTTGACACCGCAGCATGGAACAGAACAGGGACTACTGGCCCTACTGTTGGAGAAACACTTGTAAAACAAGGACATAAGCTAAGAAGAGCTGATAAGAATAGAATTCAGGGAAAAATACAGCTACACGAATATCTTAGATTACAACAAACTGGTAGGCCAAGGTTGCAAATATTTAATAATTGTCCTAATCTCATCCGAGAATTACAAAGTATTCCCTTAGATAAGGCGAATCCTGAAGATGTAGATACAAAAGCACAAGATCATGCTTATGATGCTTTGAGGTATTTAATTATGTCTAGACCAAGAGTACATGATCCATTATCTCAACTTAGGGATTTACGACTAGAGCAAGCCTATACACCTGCAGATAGTGTATTTGGATATTAAAAATGGCTGAAGAAGAAAATAATTTAACAGCAAATGGATTATATTTTAAATCTGTTGAAGATGAGCAAGGGTTAAGCTTAGATCTTGAAGAAAGTTTAAAAAATAATTTAGTTGGATTAGTTCTTGATAGGTATGAAAGTGCTGTATCTGCTAGAGATAGCGATGAGCAAAGATGGATAGCAGCTTATCAAAACTATAGAGGTCTTTATAATAAAGAGGTTCGTTTTAGAGAATCTGAAAAATCAAGAGTTTTTGTAAAAGTAACTAAGACTAAAGTGCTTGCTGCTTTTGGTCAGTTAGTTGATGTTGTGTTTGGAGCAAATAAGTTTCCTATAGGTATCGCTGAAACAAAAGTACCTGAAGGAGCTGCTTCAATAGCTCACTTAGATAATCAAAATCCTAATCCTGGGATTGAAACTTCTACTATTCAGAATCAAGATAATCCTTTTGATGTAGGTTATGAAGGCGATGGTAAAGTTCTTAAAGCAGGAGCTACATTTGGTAGTGGTAAGTTTGATACTGTTCCTATTGAAAAACAACTTGAAGACTCTTTAGTTGAAGGAGCAAACCCTAATCCTCAAGTCTTTCAAGTTTCTCCTGCACAAGAGGCTGCAAGGAGAATGGAAAAGCTAGTGCATGATCAGATTGAAGAATCTAATGGCTCTAGTGAGATACGGAACTCTTTATTTGAATCAGCTTTATTTGGAACAGGTGTTGTAAAAGGGCCATTTAATTTTAATAAAAGATTAAATAAATGGAATCAAGATCCAGATGGTAAAAGAAATTATAGCCCTATAGATGTAAGGGTTCCTAGAATAGAGTTCGTATCTATATGGGATTTCTTTCCTGATCCTGCTGCAACTAACATAGATGAATGTGAGTTTGTTTTTCATCGCCATAAGATGAATAAGACTAAAGTTAGGTCTTTAGCTCGTATGCCTTATTTTGATAAGGATGCAATTCGTGAGGCTCTGAATATGGGGCCAAACTATGAAAGAAGAGATTATGAAACTGCTTTAGAAGATGATTCTAGATCAGAAGATTATGGTGCGGCACAATATGAAGTTATTGAGTATTGGGGCGTTATGGATGCCGAATATGCTCGACAAGTTGGTATGGAACTAAGTGAAGATGTAGATGATCTTGATGAAGTTCAGATTAATGCTTGGATTTGTAACGATCAATTATTAAGAGTTGTTATTAATCCTTTTACACCATTTAGATTGCCTTATCATGCTTTTCCTTATGAAAGAAACCCTTATAGTTTTTTTGGTATAGGGGTGGCTGAGAACATGGAAGATTCTCAAAATATTATGAATGGTCATGCACGTATGGCTATTGATAATCTTGCTTTATCAGGTTCTCTTGTATTTGATGTAGATGAGACTGCTTTAGTAGGTGGTCAGACAATGGAGATATATCCTGGCAAAATATTTAGAAGACAAGCTGGCGTTCCAGGCCAGGCCATTAATGGATTAAAGTTTCCTAATACCTCTACCGAAAACATGATGATGTTTGACAAGTTTAGACAACTTGCAGATGAACAAACAGGTATTCCTAGTTACTCACATGGCATGACAGGCGTACAGAGTATGACTCGTACTGCTTCAGGGATGTCAATGTTACTAGGTGCAGCTAGTTTAAATATTAAAACAGTTATTAAAAATCTTGATGATTTTTTACTTAAACCTTTAGGTGATGCTTACTTTCAATGGAATATGCAGTTCTTAGATTCTGCACTAGATGTAGAAGGTGATTTAGAAGTTAAAGCTACAGGTACAAATAGTTTAATGCAAAAAGAAGTAAGGAGCCAAAGGCTGACTACTTTTTTGCAAACTATACAGAATCCTGCAGTTGCTCCATTTATTAAAATAAATAAATTAATAAGTGAGTTAGCTTTAAGCCTTGATTTAGATCCTGACGAATTAATGAATGATCCTGAAGAAGCTGCTGTAATGGCTCAAATAATAGGACTACAAAATGCTGGACAAGCAACTGGCTCGGAAGCTGGCCCCGATAACCAACAACCAGGAGTTATGGGAACCCCTGAAGGAGTACCTCCTGAAGCTCAAGGACTTGGAGTTACAGGTACTGGTGGGGGCAACATCGGAATTGGAAATGTACCGCAGCCAGGGGAAGGTGAATTTGCTGGTACGCCTAGAGCAGTTGAAGGATAGCGTTAACGAAGCTAAAGATCGGAGCGAATAATGTCTAAAGAAGAAGAGGTAATAGAAGAAGTAGTTACTCAAGCAAGTTTGACTGATACTGAGCCTCAAGGAGCAGGATCAATAAGTGGTCGTGGCTTTGCTAAAGCAGCAGCTAAAGGAATTTTAAGCGGTTTAAATCCTCTTAATACTTTAAAACTTTTAGATGGTGTAGCAAGAGGAGAAATAGAACCAAAAGATGCTGCAAAAATGTTAAATCCTGTAGGCCCAATAACTGATGCAGCAAAAGCTATACGACAGGGGCGTATAGACGAGGGAAAAGATGTTATTGGAGGGGGAAGAATTAAAAATTTTTTTTCTAGAGATGACGGAGAAGATATGGCATTTGGGCCAGGAGGTAAAAGAGTAAAAAAGAACAAAGGTTCTTTAGTAGGTAATCAATCATTATTAGATAAAAATAATGATGGGAAAATTTCAGGCGAAGATTTTAAAATGTTGCGAGAGAAAAAAGTAATTGGAGGTTTTTCTAAATTAGGGAATTTAGTATCAAAATCTTTATTAAAAAATCCTAAAACTGCCAAAGCAATACCTAAAGATAAATTAGAAGAGGCAGTCGAAGAAGGAATGATGGATGAAACATTGCTTCTTGATTTTGGTGTTCCGTCAGCTAAATTAGAAGTCATTGGGTTTGTAACTGGAGATGTTGTTAATTATGGAGAGGAGCTTAAAAAAATAGTTTCAAAGGTTTCAAAAGTTCCTTCTAAATATACAGGGGATAATATTAATAAAGTTATACCTAAAAAGTTTTTAAAAGAATTAAGTTTTAAACAGTTTGTAAGAGAGCGATCAAAAGGTGGAGAAGTTGGAGATACTAAAACTTTAAGAGAAATGTATAGGCTTTATTTAGAAGCAAGAAATAAATTAAATTTAAAGCCAGATGGTTCAGTAGGTAAGTATAAAGAAGAATTAGATCCTCGTTATGAAGAATTTGGAATTTCTAAAGAAGATTTAGAGCCTTTAACAGAAGCACAAAAGCGTAGAAATGCTGAAGAAATGGAAAGAATTAAAAAGCAAGGCATACCTTTTAATAAAGGAGGCAGAGTAGAGTATCAAGAAGGTTCATTAATGGTTCCACCAGAGATGGAATCAGATATGCCTGTAGATACTTACCCTAATATACCACCTGAAGAAATGGCTGCAGCAGAAGCATCTCAGTTACCTGATGCAGAAATGGAAGATAAATATATGGACTTTGTTCTTGATGAGTCTCTGGATGATGAGGAACAAAGTTACTTAATGAACGCTTTAGAAGACGATCCAAAGCTAAGTCAAATATTTGATAAAGTGATTATGACCGCTTCTGAGTTTACTGGTGCTGGAGAAGTCGAAGGCCCAGGAACAGGTGTATCAGACTCAATACCTGCTAGATTGTCAGATGGCGAGTTTGTATTCACCAAAAAAGCTACCGATCAAATAGGCGCAGATAATCTTCAGATGATGATGGATGATGCTGAACGTGCATTTGATGGTGGCATGATGAGAGAGCCTAAAAGGATGGGCGGTATGATGATGGAGGATGAAGATCCTGATCTGATGGAAGCTATGTCTAATGAAGATATCAATAGACAAATGCTAATGTCTAATCGTGCGCCTAGCTTATTAGGTACAAATTAATATAAGGCTACCTTGTATACACAAGCCCCAAATTCTAAAGACGTTTAGAAATGGCTACCTTGCAAGAAAACAAGCCCCTTAGAAAAGGAAAGAGTAATGTCTGATACAGATATAGTAGAACAGGAAGAAGTTCCTAACCCTTACAATATGAGAAAGCCTTGGCACAAAGGGCAGGATAAACCTGCGCCTAAAGCTGATGAACTTTTTTATCAAGAGGAAGAACCTGTTTCTAATACTCAGGCTACCCGAAGAACTAAATCGGCCCCTGAAAATATTTCTACTACCAATTATAAAAAACGATACGATGATCTAAAGAAACACTATGATCAGAAAATAGGTGAGTTCAAGCAGAAAGAGATGGATTTCCAAGCTCAACTGCAATCAGCTCAACCTAGATATGAAGCTCCTAAATCTCAAGAAGAACTTCAAGAGTTTAGAGAAGCTAATCCTGACTTGTATGATACAGTTGAATCTGTAGCCCATAACATTGCATCTGAACAGGTAGGTAGTTTGCAACCTCGTCTTTCTGCTATTGAGCAACGAGAACGAGAGATTGCAATACGAGAAGCTGAACAGACAATGCGAGATAATCACCCTGACTATGAAGATATTAAGGGATCTGATGATTTTCATTCTTGGGCTGAACAGCAACCAGATCAAATACAAGACTGGATTTATCGTAATCCTGATAATGTTACTTTAGCTTCAAAAGCTATTGATCTTTATAAAGCAGAAACTGGTATAGGACAGAACTCTCAAAAACCAAGTCCAAAAAAGAAACCTGTAACTACAGGTAATGCCGCTGATATGGTTTCTACTAAAACAACAAATGTAGAACCTAAGCAGCCTAAAATTTGGACTGAAGATGAAATTGCGAAGATGTCCCTTGATCAATTCGACAAGTATGAAGATGAGATCAAACTAGCTCATGCAGAGGGAAGGATTCGCAGAAGTTAAATTCTTTTCTTAGGAGAAATATAAAATGGCTGCAAATACGAGCGATCAATTTTTTGAACCCAGTACGGATACTAATGCGAACTTTGCGAACTCCGTATCGGGTCAAACTAACTCGTTTTTCTTACCCAAGGTCTATTCCAAGCAGGTTCTAAACTTTTTCCGTAAAGCTTCTGTAGCAGAGGCTATTACAAATACGGATTATGCTGGTGAAATTGCTGCTTTTGGAGACACAGTAAGGATTATTAAAGAACCCGAAATTACTGTAGATCAGTATGAAAGAGGACAAGACATAACAGCTACTAAATTAACTGACCAAGAGGTTACGTTAATTATAGATGTTGCTAATGCTTTTAAGTTTATCGTAGATGACATTGAAACAAATATGTCTCACGTTAACTTTAGAGAGGTGGCAACTTCTTCTGCTGCTTATGCTCTTAGAGATGCTTTTGATACTGGAGTAATTGCGACAATGTTTGCTGGAGTATCGGCATCATCACCTAATCATATATTAGGTTCTGATAATGCTACCGATCTAGCTGCTGGTACTTTTGATGGTACTGGTAACTTAGATATTGGTTACGCTTCTGGTGAGCATGATCCTATTGACGTTCTTTCTCACATGGCACGTTTGCTTGATGAGCAAAATGTACCTGAAGAAGGTCGATGGTTCTTAGCTAATCCTGAGTTCTACGAGCAGCTAGTAGCAACCTCGTCTAAGTTAATGTCTGTAGACTTTAATGCAGGACAAGGTTCTATTAGGAATGGTCTAGTAAGTTCTGGTCTATTGCGTGGATTCAATATGTATAAGAGTAATAATATTGCTGCAACATCTAATGCTGCAGGTAAAGTTATTGCTGGGCATATGTCTTCTACCTGTACTGCACAGACGATTACTAATACAGAAGTATTACGTGATCCTAGCAGTTTTGGTGATATTGTACGTGGACTTCACGTATATGGAGCCAAGGTTCTTAGACCTGAAGCATTAGTTTCTGCCTTCTATGGTATAGACTAATATTAAAATGTGGGGAGTTGTTTCGGCAGCTCCCTATTTTAATGAGGATAAGAAATGCCACAAATAGGAAGTGAAAAAGATCCTATAAGAATGAGTCCTAGAAGAAAAGCTAAGATTAGGGGTCATTATCTAAAAATGGAAGATCGTAATAAGTATTATGAAAATTACGATAAAATTTTTAAATCTAAGACTAAAGAAAAGGATTAATCATGGATCATGGTAAGAAAAAAATGATGTATGGCGGTATGAATAAAAAAAAGAAAAAGATGACACATGGCGGTATGCATCGTGAGAAAAAGCCTCATGGTGGTGTACATCGTGAGAAAAAGCCTCATGGTGGTGTACATCGTGAGAAAAAGATGTATGGCAGCAAAGTTAAAATGATGGGCGGTGGTATGTCTACTATGCCTAGAATGAAAGCAGCTATGGGCAAGTATGCTTCTATAAGCGATATGGAAAAGAAGTGCGCTTCTATGACTAATGTAAATATTAAGGTTTACGGATGAAAGTTGCTGCACCTAAAGGCTATCACTGGATGAAACAAAAGAATGGTAGTTACAAGTTAATGAAACATACAGGTAAATTTGTTCCTCATAAAGGAGCTAGTTTAACTGCAAACTTTGCTATTCAAAAAATGCATAAGAAGTAACTATGTCTGAAACTTATCTTAATCTTTGTAATGATCTACTAAGAGAACTTAATGAAGTTACACTAAGTAGTTCTACGTTCTCTAGTGCTATAGGAGTTCAAGCGCATATAAAAGATAGTGTTAATAGAGCCTATCTTGATATTGTTAATGAAGAACCTCAATGGCCTTTTTTAGCTACAGCTACTAGCGGTACTACTGATCCTATGTATGGAAATGTGTATGTAGAAACAGTAGCTGGTACAAGATGGTATACATTAAAATCTGGAAGCTCTAGTTTAACTACTGACTATGGATCTATAGATTGGGATAACTTTCTTTTAACTACAGTAGGTGTATCAGGAGAGTCTGCGCCTTTTACAGTTAAGAATTTAAGATTTACTACTACTGAAGAATGGAAAGATTATTTTAGAGTAGCTCAAAATAGAGATGATGCAGACACGCAAAACTATGGCGTACCTGATAGAGTTATTAAAAGTCCAGATCTTAGAAAGTTTGGGTTAAGTCCTATACCCGATAAAGTATATCGTATTTTCTTTTATGCTTATAACTTACCTACAGAACTATCTGCACATAGCGATCAATTAGTATTTCCTAATACTTATAAACCTGTATTACTAGCTAGAGCTAGATATTACGTTCATCAATTTAAAGAAAATCCTCAAGCAGCAGCTTTTGCATTAGAAGATTATAAAAGAGGCTTACGTTTAATGAAGCTTAATCTTATGGAGTCTGCGCCAGGGTACTTTAAAGATGATAGGGTTAGGTTCCTCTAATGTCTCAGCCTTTTGCGTTGTCTTGTCGAGGTGGCTTAAATGTAAATTTAAATCAACTTGAAGTTATGCGACAACCTGGAGTTGCAATAGAGTTATTAAACTTTGAAGTAGATCCTGATGGAGGCTATAGGCGCATCAATGGTTTTACACTATTTGGTGGAGGATCTTCAGTTAGACCTAATTCAAGCAATAGAATACTAGGTATGTTTGTTTATGCAGATGGAGTAATTGTCTGTTCAGGAACAGGTATATTTTTTAGTCAAGATGGAACTAGCTATTTACAAATAAATAAAGCTAGTGTTGCAGGAAGTGGCGATAACTTTAGCACCTTTAGTGGAAGATCTAATGATGCTAGAACAAGTCAAGGTCAATGTAGCTTTGCTTTGTTTGAAGGTACGTCTGACTATGGTGAAGTATTAATTTGTGATGGAGCTAATAAGCCTTTCTTTTTTAAAATGACAGGTACTGGAGCTTTAGCAGATAGGACTTTTTTTGCAGGTGAAATTACAGTAGATGGCACTACAGCTCCTACTGTAGGTGTAGTACATGAAAATCATTTTGTTGTAGGAGGTGCGCCTACAGCTAAAAATAAAATATTTTTTAGTGCTACTCTTGATCCTGATTCTTTTAGTGGGTCAGGTTCAGGAAGCATACAGCTAACAGATTCTATTGTAGGTCTAGCTAGTTTTCGTAGTGATTTAATTATATTTTGCAAAAACAGTATATTTAAATTAATTAATATTAGTGATAGCAGTAGTATTGCAGTTGTACCAATTACAAAAAATGTTGGTTGTTTAGATGGACAAAGTATTCAAGAAATAGGAGGTGACCTTTTATTTCTTAGTCCTGATGGTATTCGTACAGTGGCAGGTACAGCAAGAATTGGTGACGTAGAGTTAAGTTCTGTTAGTAGACAGATACAAAAGATTACTACTGTTATTGCAGATGGTATTAATAACTTTGTTATTACAAGTGCGGTTCTTAGAAGTAAATCTCAATATAGATTATTTTATACAAATACATCTCAAAGCTCTGCAGTTTCTAAAGGTGTTATAGGGACTCTTACTCCTAATGGCTTTGAATGGTCAGAGACTAAAGGTATTCAAGCTACTGGTTTTACTTCTGGTTTAGATAAAGATGGAGTAGAGCAGTTATATCATGGAGATAATGCAGGGTATGTATATAATCATGATACAGGCAATACATTTAATACTGCAGGTAGTGCCTCTAACGTAGAAGCTCAATACCATACGCCTGATTTAGATTTTGGAGATATAGGCACAAGAAAAACTATTAAGTATGTAAAAGTGTCTGTTACTCCTGAAGGTACTGTACAGCCAGAGCTTCATGTTAAATATGATTTTGAAAGTTCAGAAACTCCTCAACCTCCTGTTTATACATTAACACAAATTCCTTTACCTGCTACATTTGGTAGTGCTGTATTTGGAACTGCTGAATTTGGAGCTGAAGAAAATCCTTTAGTTAGACAGACAGTAGAGGGAACAGGAAATACAGTGGCATTTAGACTTAAAAGTGATGATCAAAGATCACCTTACTCAATTAATGGCTTTTACATAGATTATATGCCAGCAGGTAGGAAATAATAAATGGCTAATTCATATACACGACAAAGTTCGATCTCTGATGGAGATACTATTACAGCAGCAATATTTAATAATGAATATAATCAATTATTAAATGCGTTTGCATATTCTTCTTCTAGTGCTTCTGATACAGGTCACAGGCATGATGGATCTACTGGACAGGGTGGTAATGTCTCTAAACTTGGAGATATAGACTTTTTAAATAAAGTTGAAATAGATAGTACAAATAATAGAGTCGGTTTTTATGTTGAAGTATCTAGTAGTGCAGTAGAACAGATACGAGTACAAGATGGTGCAATCGTACCTGTTACAGATAATGACATTGATTTAGGTACAAGTTCACTAGAGTTTAAGGATTTATATGTAGATGGAACTGCTTATGTAGATGCTATAAATTTTGATGGTACTGCTATATCAGCAACGGCTGCAGAGATTAACTTAATTGATGGTTCTAGTGCAGGAACTATTGTTAACTCTAAAGCTGTTATTTATGGCTCTTCTGGTGAAGTTAATGCAACTACATTACAGATTGCTGGCACTTCAATTACATCTACTGCAGCAGAGCTTAATATTTTAGATGGTGTTACTTCTACTACTGCTGAACTTAATATACTTGATGGAGTAACGTCTACTGCTACTGAATTAAATGTAATGGATGGCGATACTTCTGCTACTTCTACCACTCTTGCAGATGCTGATCGTGTAGTCGTTAATGATAACGGCACAATGAAACAAGTAGCACTAACTGACTTTGAAACTTACTTTGAAGCTGCTTTAGATACAGGTACAAACCTAACTACTGTAGGTGCTTTAAATGCAGGATCTATTACATCTGGCTTTGGAGCTATAGATATAGGTTCTTCTAATCTTACAGCAACAGGAACTGTATCTTTAGGTGCGACCTCTTTTAATGATAATAACATTACTAATGTAGGATCTATTCAACTAGATAGTATTGCAGGAGATGCAGATACTAATAGCTCTATTGCTTTTAGTGGTTCTGATGTTATTACTATGACCACTGGAGGAACTACTGCTTTAACAATAGATGCTTCACAAAATGTAACTATTGCAGGTGATCTTACTGTAACAGGTGATGACATCACAATGGGTACTAATACTGCAGGTAATTTATTAATTGCAGATGGCACTAATTTTAACTCAATAGCAGTTGGTTCTTTATCTGAGATATCTACAGTAGCTAGTGACGATGTATTATTAGCAGTAGATACTTCTGGAGGTGGTTTAAAGAAAATAACTAGAAGTACATTAGTTTCAGGACTAGCTACTTCTTCAGGTATTTCTAATGTAGTAGAAGATACTTCACCTCAGTTAGGTGGAGATTTAGATGTTAATGGTAATGAATTAGTTTCTACATCTAATGGAAACATTGCATTAACACCTAATGGAACTGGTGTAGTTAGAATAGATGGTAACGTAGATATACAAACAGGAGAGATTGTTCTAAAGAATGGTGGCTCTGTATCTAATATTAAATTTTATTGTGAATCATCTAATGCTCACTATACTCAATTACAATCTGCTGCTCACAGTGCATACAGTGGAAACGTAACACTTACTTTACCTGTTTCTACAGATACTCTAGTAGGTAGAGCAACTACTGATACTTTAACTAATAAAACAATTAATGCTTCTAATAATACACTTTCTAATATACCTATGTCAGCTACATCATTTGTTGCTGGTACAGGTGTTAGTCTTAGCACTAATACATTAAGTGTAGATGCTGCACAAACAGGAATAACATCTCTTCTTGCTACTGATATTAAGATTGGTGAAGACGACCAAACTAAAATTGATTTTGAAGATGCTGACAAAATTAACTTTTATGCTGGTAATGAAAAACAGTTAATTCTTGAAGATGGTGCATTGTACCCAGGATCAGACAATATCATTGATCTTGGTAAATCTGATAATGAATTTAAAGATGCTTTCTTTGATGGAACTGTAACTGCAGATGCTTTTGCAGGGCCATTAACAGGAGATGTAACAGGTAATGTTTCAGGAACTGCTGCCACAGTAACAGGAGC